CCAAACAATGGCAACAGTTTATTTGTTGCACCCACCAAGATGTTCAATGCTTTGCTACTGAAATTTCCTTTTGGTGCCATGTTTTGATACATGGATTCATCATCTTGTTCTGCAGTTTTGATTTCGATTTCCATTTCTGGCATTTCTTGTTCGTTCATATTTCCCCCTAGTTATTTATAGATTGTATCTAGTTTTCCAGATAGCGCATCGGATGCAGTCCACGTTTGTGATACAGCATCTTCTTTGCTGACTCCCTGTGCTACCAAAGATTTGTATTTATTTTCATATTGTGTTTGTTGTTGTAGTCTGTCTTGTGCTTGTTGCAACTTATCTTCCACATGATGTTTTGGTAAGTCTGCTTCATTCACAAACCCTTTGGATTCAAGTTCTTTTTGTGCTTGTGCTGGACTGTCCACAAATCTGCCAAGTGCTTGTGACCAATAACCATTGGCACCATACTTTCCCGTGGAGTGCCAAGATGAATGTGTGTTTGGCACAGATAGTTTTCTGTTTTGATGCAAGTTTGTTTGGCACTTGGGGCATATTGGTCTTGCATCCAAATCACAGAAGTATTCATCTGTAGTGAAACACAAGTCACATGTGTATGTGTATAGTGGCATTATTTCCTTCCTTGCAATGCTTGTGCAAGCAGTTCAGCGGGTAGTTGGCCTTGTGGGCCTATATCACCTGACTGTGTTTCCACACCTTGTGCTTGTTGTGGTGCTTGTTGCATTGGTTGTTGTGCTTGTTGTGGTTGTTCTTCTGGTAGAAAGTCTTTGGGGAAATCAAACAAACGTTGGATTTCTTTCAAGATTTTCTGTGGTTGCACACCAAACTGAATCAGTGTTGGTGCCAATGATACCAAGTTATTTTTCTTGATACTTTCCGATAGTGGAGTGCTAGATTGGTCTAGTGCAACTATCTTGAACTTTGCATCCAGGTCTTGTGTGGTCACCAATGTTGGTAGTCCATTCACATCGATGGTGACAACTTCTTTTGCATCCACCAATAAAGATATGATTCTCAAATACACTGTTGCAATCATTTCTATTGTTTGGTCTTTCTGTCTGGCTAACTTACCAATCTCACTTGCTGAATATTGTGCAAGTGCAGTTACTTCTGTAGCCGTTGCCTTGCTTGCTTCTCCACGTGAGAACGGTGCCAAGATACTTGAACGGTTGATATCTGCTTCAATCTGTGCTTGGTATCTATCAAAGTTTGTTGATATAGGTTCCACACCCACTGTGCGTATAACACCTTCCAAAGATGGTTCGTCCACAGCTATCATTGCACCATCAATACCAGCAGTAATCTTGGCCAATGCTTCTTCATCCATTGACCCTTCTTTGTAGATATACTGTCTTGAATCTCGGCGCACTGCATTTGCCCAATAGGTTCTCAATATGTTCTTTTCATAGAACTGGTCATATGCACGGCTAACTGCTGATAAACCGCACATTGGTCTTTCAGGTTTGTTGGCAAAGTATAGTGGGCATATTGGTGACAATGGTTTGTTATCGTATGAACGTATTGGTATTTCCGATTTCTCCAACAGTTGTTCACCGTTAGCCCAGTTAGGTGTCCAGATATATAACTTGTCATATGCAAAGTCATAAAGTTCTACAATCTGTACATACAAGTATTCTTCTGGCAATGATTCTTTTTGTCCTGGTGTGTAACCTTTGTACTTTGCTTGTGAGTTGAAGTAATCAACTTTGGGTATTGGCTTGAACTGTTTATCACCAAACTTTGCTTTGGCACTTGGCACATCCAAATAATACACGTGACCACAGAAACGTTGTGTGTTCCAACTGCTTGCATCAGTATCCACAATGATTTCCCATGGTGGTATTGCACGTATATCCACTTTCTCTAGCACGTCTTCTGTTTCCACCGGTGATAGTTTCAAGAAAGAATTTGGGTATATCAATGCAAGTCTAGATGCAGTTTCTATTGCTTCCCTTTTATCAAACAGAAAACGGTTCACGATTTCTTGTGCAAGTATTGGTTCACCGTTTGCCATTGCAGGGTCTTTGGAAATAACCACTGCTGGATTCCGTGAAAACAAACTTGCAATGAAACCTTCTATGTATGAATAGCAATCTGCAGTTTCCACACGTATCATTGCATCATCATTCCATTGGTCATTCCAGAACTTGTTCTCATACACATCACGGTACTTGCGCAGTTCAGAACGGTAGTGGTCATAGAAATCATCGTGTTCTGTCAAGATGGTTTGTATCAAATGTATTATATCTTTGGTAGTTTTGCCCATAGTGTACTCCTACTATACACAGATTGTAAAATACTAGCGTTCTCCAAGTTCCCACAGAACTTCAACAAACCACTGTGTATCTTGTTTTGGAAAGTGTTTTTCTTTATATTCTTGGTGTTCACCACGTGCCATTCCTTTGAGTCTTTCAACTATTTCTTTGTACATGGTTTGTGACCATACTCTGTATACTATTATTTTGATTGCATATTCTTGTGGTGTCATTAGTACCTTCTATATTGTTGTTGTGCTTTGTCATTGATACGTTTTGCCTTGTTGGCAATAATCCAATCTGGTAGATATGCAGTTTGTTTGAGTCGCACAGATTCAAGGCACCAACATGCAAGTGCAAGTGCCATAGCACTATCGCTGTGACCTTCCTTGCTACTATCTAGAAACTTTATTCGTCCACGTTCATCTGTTTGAATGGTGCGCAACTCTGCCAATGTTATGTTGTCAAGTGTGCGTATCACACCAGTTTGAATGCTTTTCTTCAAGTGTTCAAAGACAAGTGGTTTTGTTTTGGCCGTGGTTAGAAAGTCTTTGCCATCTGCATCTTTGTATAACTTGTAACAACCTTGGTGTACAAGTTCATTGATTGTTGCAAGTCCATAGTTGTTGGCTTCCACCAATATGAGTGCTTGGTTGTACTGCTCCGAAAACTCATAGATATAGTCTGCAAGTTGTATTGGTGATACTTCGTTACTTCTCCATATCAGTGCTGGTTGGTTGGTTTTCTTGGATAGTACTGTAATCACACTGTAATCACGTCCAGTACCACCACCAACATCCACACCGATTGCATATGCATCATCACGTTCTGCTTCTTGGAAGCATATAAATTCACGTTCTGCCAAATGCACATCGATATGTTTCACATCATCAAACGTGAAGTAGGTATTGCCAGCAACACGGTATGCTTCTTCTTGCGTTGCTGGGAACTCACGCATAAACTGCACGGTACCAAGTTGTTGCACTTTGAGTCTTCGCCATGCAAGTTGGCCAAGTGTAACATCTTTATCATCAACCAAAGATTGTTCATACTCGTCTAACTGTTCTATCTCTCTTTCCACTGTGTATTCTTGGTGTGCAAACCACGGAAAGAAAATGTACTGCCATTGGCTTTGTTTGGTTTCCCACTTGCGTATTTCTTGGTGCAAACAATCGTTGTAGTAGTTAGCAGTAGACTCCAATATTATCTGTCCTTTGCACGCACTGAATGCACTGGCTTTCAGTTCTTCTGCATTCTCTGCAAATGCATATTCAGATATGAGAACTTTGCTTGCAGTAAATGAACGAATACCACCCATCTGTGTTGTGGCAACTGCAATGATTCTACCACCACCCACAAACGATAGTTCTGTTGCATTGTCTATTTCCACTGCTCTTTGTAGTGCTTTGGGTAGTCCATTGTAGAATGCTTTGGCCATCTTCAAGATATGTTTGGATGATGATAGTTTGTAACTGAAAATAGCAAACGTGATTGGTTCCAAACTTAAATATGCAAGCGCGAAAAGATATGCAATGTTGATTGTTGTGCTACCTATCTGTCTGCACTTCAATATAAGCAAATCATTTCCACCAATCAATGCATCCAGTATCACTTCTTGTTGTGCATTCAACAACAAAGATTGTACTTGACCATCCTTGTTCACAATCTGCAGTCTTTGAATGAAATCTTTTATTGGCATTTGTGCCAACATTTCAAGATGTTCTTTCTTCATGATGCTTTGTTAATCCATGCAGACAAGTCCATGGTGGTGTCTTCTGGTTGTTGTGCATTCAACTTGGATAGTGCTTCCAACATTGCAACAACGTGGTTACCCGAAAAGGTGCGAAGTTCTTTATGTGCTTTGATTTCATCCACAGACAAAGTAAGAAAAGCCCAGTACAGTTCTTTGATGTCACGGTTAGCCATTGCTTTTACCATAAGTGTTTGTGCAGATTTGGGACGGCCAATGTTGTGTTGCCCTGGAAGTGAGTTACATTTGGGTGTTGGGTTTCCTTTGCGCATATATATCCTTTGAGTTCACAAGGTGAGTGTTCAAATATCACACATTGTAAAATGAGTGTAGTTTGCCCAATGCTCTTTTGTACAGATAACGGATGTTCTGTCTTGTGCATTTATAATATCGGCCACAGAAAGCATAACTCTTACCATCATACAATATCCATTGCACCAACTGTGCTTCTTGTGGTGT